TCATTGAAAGTCACATTAATTGATACTTATGTTGTTATTGCAAAGATATAAAAAATTCTTGAAAAAAGCAAATATTTTCCGATGTTATTTCAGTTTTTCAATTCCAATCTCGACAGTGCTCGATTTCCATTGAAAACTTCAAAAATCTTTCTTTTCTCTGGATATATATTTATATATATCTCTCTTTTTCTTTTCAAAAAGTGTTATATATCTGTTATATATTGTTTATAAGAATTAAAGAAAGGGGTGTGGGGAAAACCATCAAGGAGAAGGTTTAACTTTTTTTGCATTTCAATTTGGATTTTTGGAATATTTTGCATATCTTTGCAAAAATTAAGAAACTTTTCACAATTCAAAACTATTTATTGTAAAAACAGATTGGTATGAAAACAAGAGAGGAAAAAATCGAAAACATCAAAAGACTTATCAAGAGAAAGGAAAGCATCAGAGTAAAGCATCTATTGGCTGTCAAAAAACATTTGGAAGAAGTGAATACATGTGAATCCTATATTGAAAAATACAAAAAAGAACTAGAAACACTTCAAAATAATAAATAAAAAAAAATAACAAATATGGATAGACGAGAATATAATAAAATTTATTATCAGCAACACAAAAATGAAATACTTGAAAAAAGATTAGTCAATAGAGAAAAAAACATCCAATACAACAAAGAATGGAGAATAAAAAACAAAGATAGAAGAAAAGAATATTTAAAAGAATATTATGATAAGAAAAAAACAATATTAGAACAAGTCACAACTGATGAATTATCAAATAAAAATTATAAAATAACTGTGATTGAAAAGAAACCATTTTTCATAACCGATAATGGGGAGATATATAGTAACACAAGAAAATATAAATGTTCTAAAAGAAAAAACGGATATTGTTGTGTAACAGTGAATTACAAAACATTTTATATTCATAGGTTAGTTTGGGAAGCATTCAACGGTGAAATACCAGATGGATATGAGATAGACCATAAAAACACTGTAAGAACTGACAACAGACTTGAGAATTTGAGACTTACAACTCCAAAAGAAAATAGGAATAACCCACATACAATTGAGAAATATAAAATGACAAACAGAAATAAAGGGGTTGTTAGAATTCGAAAAGAAAAGATGTCTGAAAATTTGGAAGTTTAACATTTTTTTTATATCTTTGCAAAGTAAAGTTAAATAATTTAAAAAATTGATACATTATGGAAGATAACAAAGGTTACAAATTACAACAAGAGTTTTACAAGGAAGACTCAATCCTATTTGAAGAACTAATCGAGGCAAACAAGAAAGGAGGCAACAATGGATAAGGAAAGGGTATACTTAAGCACACAGTTGTTATCAGTATTGCCTCCTATTGCATTAAAGGTAGCAAGTTTCATCTGCAATTGGCAGAACTCGCCAAACGGTATAATGCTATATGAGCACAGATTTGCAAAGACTTTGAAAATGACAGAGGAAGAGGTTAGGATTTCAATTCAAACATTGATAAATCTCAAACTGATAGATTTAACAAACATTGACAACAAATGGAAAATTGAATTCAATCCTACGGAATGGCAGAAATACTACAAAATCCCTATGGATAAAGTTATCGAGCATGAAGGTTACAAACTAGCAACTGAGGTAACTTATGACAAAGTTCAAAAAGAAGATAGCTTTTCAAATCTGAGCGATGACCAATTGGAGAAAATGATTAGGGAACTCCAGAGAAGGAAAGAAGAAAAAAAGAAAGGTTGTCAAGTGATTTATGCCAATGCAACTGATGATAATTACTGTTCAGACCTCCCCTTTTAGCCTATGGAAGAATGGAGAGATATTGAAGGGTATGAAGGTTTATACCAAGTATCCAATGAAGGTAGGGTGAGAAGTCTTGAAAGATGGTGTAGAAACGGTAAGCAACTAGTAAAAGGAAAAATTAAATCTATTTTCAAGATGGCTGATGGCTATTATGGAGTTACTCTACAGAAAGACGGAAATTCAAAAGTTAAAAAAATAGCAAGGTTAGTAGCAAAAACTTTTATACCAAACCCACAGAACTTGCCAGAAGTGAACCATAAAAATGAAGATAAGTCTTTAAATTCAGTTGAAAACCTAGAATGGTGTAGTAGAAGTTATAATGTCAATTATGGTACTAGAAACAAAAGAGTTGGAGACCATTTTCTTAAAAAAGTGTGCAAACTTGATTTAAACGGTGAAATACTCAAAATATATGATTCACTAACAGACGCTAGCAATGACAATAATTTGTCTATTTCAAGAATATCAGATTGTTGTAATAATAAACCTCATTGTTTAACTGGAGGTGGTTTTAAATGGAAATTTTATGAGTAAATGTTTAAAGCGTTTCCAATACCTAGGTCAAGGAGGCAAGATATGTTGGAGTGATTGGTACGAATGGAAATCCGATTACTGTCCGAAATACCAACTTGAACGACATCCTAGACTACTTAATGAATACAGATAAGCACTGTTCCTTGTTTAAATACTATATCTATGGGGAATCCCCCCAATACGTACCATGATGGAGAAAAACTATTGTGGTACGTTTTTTATTTCAATTTTTATTTGTACCTTTGCACCGTCAAACTTTAAACAAATAAATTATGGTATTAAGCAAATGTAGTTTCCAGAGTGAAGATGAAACCCTAGTCATTGACATCACTAAGAACGATGAATATGGTTGGGATGTTGAAGTACATCAATTGCCAATGGGAAATTTGATGGGCAGTTATAACGACTTAAACAAGTTGATAGATGATATAAGACCGTTTACATATCGATTAAGCGCAGAAGAAAGAATTGCATTTGCAGAGGAATTTAAAAAGATTAGCTTATAGAATGCCTCTATTCCTTTTTATTTCAATTATTGCAGCGTCAAACTAAAAAAAAAATTATGATTAGCGAAAGAGAAGAATACCAGTTTAAGGATGGTGGCACATTGGTGTTAACAAATGGTGAGGATGGTGTAACTGTCGAGATTGACCTTGGAAAGCCAATGATGGGTACATACAACGACATGAAGAAGCTTGCCAAGGATATTGGAAGATATATAGCCAAGAACCGTCCACAGATAATTAGGGAGGATTGTTGGGGTACTAAAGTTCCAGAGCAAGACAGAGAATTGGAAAAGATTGCAATCAGATTAAGACGAATCAATCCCAAATACACTAGGATTGATTATTCGGTATGGATGCATGGAGAGGAATAGTCCTATTTCGCATTTTAAAGCCCTCTGAGAGCATTTAATAGGTTAAGGCGATAAAGTATAAGGCTCGTAAGATTTAAACGTCCTACGAGCCTTTTTCTTTTTGTTTATTTTTTTTCTTTTATACGCATGTGCGCGTATAGTTTACATCAGATTTGTACATTTGCGTTTTGTAGAGTATATCTGTTGGTTTGGATTCGGCTTGTTAAGTTTTGCATTCTCTTGACAACATGAGCATCCGCATCCGCAGCAACTTGCTTTGGGAAATGAGAGAATATGCTCACATATCCATTGTTTGCAGTAGTCCTTTCTCGCTTCAACTTGATTGCGAAGATGCTGTTGAACCAATGTGAGGTCTTTTAGAGTAAGGGATTCCGAATTATCAGAATGACCTTTCACAACACCTATTTCAGTTACTGAAGCCCATGTCATAGGAAGAGCCTCATAACAAACAGCAAAGCCAAGATATGGCCAGATAGCTTCAACTAACGCTGTAGAATTTGCATCAGTCAATGTATTTGTCTTAACTTGTTCAAGCAATTCCTCATACCACTCTCTGCCTATGATTGGAAGAATCCAGATAGCCTCACTTAGTTTAATATAATTATCAAGCTCTTTTGTATTGTAATTCAATGGATAAGGTGAAAATTCCTTTAACCATTTAGAATTTATCAAACAATTTTGTATCATTTCTTAAGAAATTTTGTTTTTAATTTTATTTTTGATATATTTGCAAATATTTATATAAACATGAAATACACAATTTATTTAAGAACCAACAAAATTAATGGGAAACAATATGTTGGACAAACTAAAAATTTTAAAACAAGGGAAAGAGATTGGAACTGTATTAAATCTAGGTACGGAAGTCACTATTTAACAAATGAAAGGAATAAATATGGTACTGAAAATTTTGATGTAAAAATTTTAGCAGAGGTAGAAAGCAGAGAAGAAGCTTGGGAACTTGAACAAAAATTTATTGAAAAATTAAATACTAAATATCCAAATGGATACAACATGTCTTATGGCGGTGAAAAACCATTTGGATACAAACATTCAGAAAAACAAAAACAAAAATGGTCAAATGATAGAAAAGGAAAACGTAATTCTATTTTGACGGAATTTAAAAAAGGTATCACACCTTGGCTAAAAGGTAAACATCACACAGAAAAATCTAATGAGAAAAATAGACAAGCGCATCTTGGAAAAATATATCCAACAAGAAGAAAGCCAATTATTCAACTTACATTAAATTTTGAATATATCAAAGAGTTTGCTAGTTGCGCAGAAGCAGCTAAAGAACTAGGCTTTAAATCAGACGAAAGTATCAGAAAAGCTTGTAAAGAACCTTGGAGAACAAGTGGCGGCTTTAAATGGATGTACAAGGAAGACTATGAAAAAATGCTAGAAAAGGAGTTTGAGTCCTAATCTAGCATTTTCATTTTTATTCTTCTGTTTTTTGCTCTTCTACGTTATTTTCGTCTTCATCTGTAGGCTGTGTAGGCTCAGTCCTTTCCTCTACATTAGCATCATTGCCGAAGTCGTTAAAAGAAAGAGGCTTCATCACAATCTCAGTGTCAATGCCGTTCATCTTGAACATTTGGTTCAATGTACGTATTACTGCCATACGGTTTGCATTACCAGTTAACTTATTGTAAAGCTGATAAGCTGTCTCAAGTTTATCCGCTTCAGAAGCAAAACCAGTTGCACCGATGTCTGGCATACCTACTAAGCTTGCATTAGGAATCTGATGTGCTGCTAATATCCTCGATACAGTCCTTTCATTTGCTGATGCATAAAGGTTTATATTTCCGCTGTTTGCTGCAAATGGTATAAACTCTGGTTTCTGTTCATCCACATTATTCCTAAATGTAACTAATACACTGTTCGCATTGTTTGAACCTTGGAATGTATTCGTTATGTTGTTAAGGATTGCTTGCCTCTGTTCATCAGTCTCTACCTCATTGAGAACTAACATACCGCTTGGTACGAAGTTATTCACTGTTGTACGAAGGTCATAGTTGATATATTCAATCTCTGATTGGATGGACTTAATACCAGCTTGATAATGAGGCTGTGTGTAATATGTCATTGATGGTGAATACTGACGATACACATATAGATATGGCTTTCCCCTCTCAATCGTACTGTCTTCCCTCATATCGAATGCATCAATGGCAAAAGGAGGATTCTGGCCAAGTGCTGTCCAATCATTTGAAATCATGTACTGTATAATCTGTCCATCCTCATCATATTCAGTCCAACGAACCTTATCAAGAGGCATATGCCAGAATGAGAATGTGCGTCCATCCTTGTTCATAATTATCTGAACGGCATATGAGCCATATAACATATAGTCAAGCGCAATTTCCTTGATAAAATCATCCCAACTCTG